TAGAATGGTCTCCATGTCGCGCTTGAGCTCGAGACCCTTGAGCATCTCTTGGTAGGCCAGCTCGTCATCGCGGCCGGCATGATCTACGGCCCGTTGGGTACCTGTGACGCGGGCAACCTTGCTACTGATCTGGTTGATGTTGCCCAGACGTGAGGTCGCCGTCGTGGTGTTGGTGTTGGCGTCGTCGCCTTCGAGCTGTGCGTTGGTGTTGTCGGCAGAGGCGAGGGATTGGGTCTGCCATTCGTGATTAACGGCGGAGGCTTTCTCCCGCTCGATCCCCGACATGAACGGGGTATCGGTCGGGTCGATGCGGTAGATGACATCCGAGAGGTCTTCGCGGTTGCCGATCGCCTCATAGGTGGCGAACGTATTGGTGGGGAGAGCCATTGTTGAGAGCCTTTCCTAACGAGAGTTTCTCCGGCGTGCGGCCACGAGCTGGGCCGCGACGCGGGTAGCGTTGAGCCCGCTCGCGTTTGCGAGTTGCTTGTTGAGGTTCTGGATTTCGGCCTCACGCCCGGCGTTCTTCACCGCCGTGAGGCCTGGCCGCTGGACGGGGGGAACAGGTTTTTTGAGGGCCTGCGTTGCCTTCTGCTGCGCCTCGCGCCAGAGGGTCGCGTCGCGGATGAGCAGCTGCATCCGATGGTCACGAAGCGACAGGTCTTTATCGCCGTTCCACGATCCAGCCAGTTCCGCTTCGGTGAAGCCAACGTCTTTAAGGACAGAAATGGCTTGCTGTTGCAGCTTGGTCGCCTTCTCCGGATCCGCCATGTCGGGAACGCGCTCTGCAAACAGATCGTCTTCCCTCTTTGCAAACTCGGTGAACTTCTGCACCCGGTCCTGCGCTTGGCGCTGTTGTGCCGCCTGCATCTCCTGCTGAACCGCAGCAATTTTCTTCTGAGCCACGTCCCATTGCAGGTAACTTGGCCAGTCTTCGCGTGCCAGCCGCTCGACATCGGCAATTGATTTGATGTTGGCGAACTCGCCTGCCTGCTGTGATTGTAGGAGCTGGAGCAATTGGGGAAGGGCGGCTTCATACTGTTGCCGTGCCTGTTCCACCGCCTGCTCTTTGACGCTGAGGCCTTTGAGCTTTTCAGCGGCTTGGTTCTGACTGCGGCGAATTTCACGGTCTCGCTCCTGTTCGCGTTCCGCAAGGTAGGCTTGCGTCTCGCGAGGCAAGGATCTGAATCGTTCCTTCTCCCCAGCGTTCCATGACCTCGGGGGCTCGATGGGCGGATGTATCTCTTCCGGTTCGGCCTGGCTCTCGGTCGTAGTCTCGGCGGGGACCTGAGTATCCTGAGGGGCGCCGTCTTCGGCTTGCGCCGGAGATTGAAGCTCAGCTGCCTCGGTGGGCGCTTCTGCAGGTGTCTCATCGTCCCTGTAGCGCGCGGATTGTAGCCGGCGCGCCGCCTCGCTGATCGAGAATTGGTCGGGTGCGCTCTCGGGGAGCGAGACAATGGAATACTGCTCGCGCTCGGGCTGCGCGCCATGCGTCAATTCAGTCATGATGCCTCGTTATTTTTGCGACCCGGCCTTTGCCGTTCGCATGCTCAGATCGGCTTGCGCCAACTTGCCGTCATTCACGATCTTGGTCAGATGCTCCTTCACCTTGCCCACGATGTTGACGGCCTGCCACAGTTTCTCGCGCATCTCTACATCGCGGACCGGTGCAGTGCGCCAGGCTTGGACGTAATTCGCGTCCAGCGTCGCAAAGGATTCCTGCAACAGCTCATCGTTCAGTAGCGCCTCGGCGCGAACGCCACGAAAGATAGCGCGCTCCAGCTTGTCTTCGTCGTTCATCACCGCGCCAGCGCTTTCATTTTGCGACATTCGATGCCCGACGGATACGTCAGAGGAAAGTCTTTGGACTAATTGGTCAGTCTCAGCGTCCAATTCTAGGTTACAATCGTGCGACCATCACCGAGAATGCCGAGCCTGCGGCCGCATCGAACGCGTTCCGTTGGGCGCTTGCGCCGATGCGACCGTGCATGCATCAATTGAACCTCCCGCGATCATCGACCCATCCACGGGTCCACTCATACACACCGGATGATGTCGCTTGGCCGACAATTAGGTATTGACCTATTGTGTTGCTGTACAATGCAGCTGTGCCGGTGAATAGTGTCGGTTCGGTCGTGCCATCGAGATCGCTTCCGTTCGTGCCTATCACCGAGGTTGGCACCGCAACCGCTGTTTCGTTCGGGCTGAGAATATGCGCGTGCAGGGAGCCGTTTGTCGTGCCCCAGCGAGAAATCATGCGCACAGGGACGCCAGTCGGTATTGTGAACGTCTTGAGCTCGCCGGGGTTGACGGCCAGTGTGTAGTTGTTGAGATCTTGAACAATGGCCGACCAGTAAAAGGTGTCCCCGACCTGCTTGAACGCGACGATGTGTGCGCTCCCATCCGTCAGGAACGAGCCGATCCGGCGTACCTTGGTGTCGCTGATGCCGCTGGGGCGATTGGCGCCGGTCGCGGACGTGTCGAAATAGATGTCCGGCGTTCCGCCGTTGCTGGCGAGAATAACGTGATACCAAGTGCTATTGGCAACACTAAGCCCATTGCCCATGCCATTGCTGCCGGAGCCAGCCGCCCACGCGCCTGCTGTCGATTTGGTGAACGCGCCAATGGAAATCATGGCTGTATTGCCGCTATCGGCAGCTTGGCCAGCGGCAATGTCGAGTACTGAATTAGGTGTAGCGCCGTCGTTGGAGAGCGTCAGCCCGGAAATGTAGCTGCGCACCACTCCACCAAGACTGTTCAGAGCCGCCTGCGCGTTGTTGACATCTGCGAGATTGTTTGCCGGGTTGAGCGGAGTAAAGCCGAGCGCCGTCGTCACGTCACCCGAGGTCTGGATAACCGCTCCCGTGCGACTGTTGAACGATGAAACCCCGCTCCCTCCGCTTGCCCGCAACATCGATCAGAGCCCCTCTGCCGCAGTGATGTACAGCGTCGCGGCGCCCGTCGCGGTAATCGCTGCAATGTAAGTTGCGCCGATAGGGACACTGAACAGTTGTGTAGTGCCGCCATTCAATGGCGTCCCGCCCAGGGTGGCACCGGAGGGGGCAACTGCGGTCACGCCGTTACTGCCGAATTCGAAGAAGCAAAGCGAGTCCGTGCTCTTCGTCGTGAGCATCACCTGCGTGCTGTTGGCGGGGAGCGCCACGCTTGCGGATGAGCCGGTGACGGCAAGCGCTTGCGTCGCGGCCGGATATGGCTTGAACGGCTGTATGGGACGATAGGACATTCAGTTCCCTCTAATGCGAGGCCGCCGCGCCGGAATCTGCGGCAACGGTCTTCATGGCTTCCATTTTGGCCGCGTGCTGCGCCGCCAATTGCTCTATCGTCATCGCGTGGCGTGCCTCGCGGTGGCGCAGCTCCTGCTCTTTGAGAGCGGCGTCAATTTCCTTAAGGCGGAGCTCGAGCGCAAATTTCTGGTCGGTGAGCCGAGTTGCTCGGTCGGCCTTGGTTTGAGCCAGCTGTGCGTCAATCGCAGCCTTTTGGTGCTGGAAGCCAATGTCCGCCTCGACCTTCATTTTTTGATGTACCGCATCCGCTTGGATCTTCGCCTGCTGCGCTGCGGCCTTGGCCTGGATCTCCTGCTGCTTGGGTTCCGGCGGCTTTTGCAGTGGCGCGCTCGCCGGGTTGTGCGGGTCAGCCGGCATTCCCGGTGCGGTAAAGAACTTGTCCGTGTCCTTGTGGCCAGCGAGCTTGGTCAACTCTTTCGCCGAATTGAACAAGTTCTGTGCCGACACGATCGGTAGCCCGCCCATAACGGCCTGCGTCTGCGCCTGGATGATGAGCTGCAAATGCGCTAGCTGCTCGGCTTTCGAGCCGGTGCCTAGCCCCACATTAATGATCATGTCCTCACGGGCCTTCCACTCGCGCGGATCGATTTGCACCCAATTGTTGCGCAGCCGTACCACGTCAGGCCTGCTCGCATGTTTGCGGATGGTCGCATGCAGCAGCATGAACAAATCCTTAATGCCGGTCTCGGCAAAGATGCGAGCAATCAGTTTGACCTTCGCCTGTGAGGCATTGAACATCTGGTTGGCGATGGTCGCGACCTGGTTTTGCAACGCATTCGGGTCAACGCCCTGCCCCTGCCTCGACACGCCGGTTCGCCATTCTCGCGTGGCGTCAAGGTACTGCATCGCTGGGTAAATCGAGCCGGTGATATCCGGTACTTCTTGCCAGTTCACGCCGCCCGGCTGTTTCACCCGCACGATCCCTCCCGGTCGGGACACAAGCAGATCATCAAGCGTCGCATCGGTGGCATTCGCCTCGGAAACCTCAACCCGCGGGTTGTTGCGCAGATAGAGGTTGTCAAGCATGCCGCGCAGGAGGGTTGTCTTGATTTCCTGGATGTCCTTGACCAGGTCGGCGATTGAGCGGCCCCAGAACCGATGCGTGATGATGACCGGTGTCATGGCCGCGAACGGGATACGATCTTCTTCGATGACATCCGGTTGGCCATCGCGCAGTAGGACGTGTCCTTCTTCGCCCGCGGTGGTCACACGATAAAGGCGTGGGTCATCGTTCTTCTCGTAATCCATCCGGACGTAATGCTCCGTCACTCGGATCAGCCGATTGGCCGTGTTTAGGTTATCTTCGCCCTGGCGCAGCGTGGACTCGTTCACCGTGTCGCGGGCGATCTCCTCGACCGTGTGCGCGACTAGATAGCTCGGCAGCTTCTTCACTTGATCCTTGTCGAAGCCCTGCTCGATCAGCTGGGACTCGGTCCGGAACACGTCATGGAAGCAATAATTGGACTCATGGATGTTGCGGGCATGACGCGTGATCCCAAACTCTTCCGGCGGTACTGCCACAACGCGGGCGTTCTCGCTCAAACGTCCCGCCTCAATCGTCACATCGTGCAGCCCGTCATGCTCGGTGTGCTCAATCACTTGCACATCGGGATTGGAGAGTAGGGCTCCGAGCACTTCCTGGGGCTGATCGAGGTAGGTCTCCCGCTCTTTTAGCTCCACCTTTTCCCAGTAGACTTTGACGATGCCGTTTTTGGAGAGCAGCGCGTCTTTGATGAACGAATACAGGATCAGAAAACCTTGATTGACCTGCATGAAAACATGGTTGACGTAATCGGTCTCCTGGTCCGCCGCAGCCACATCTTCAGGGCCTACCGGATCGAACCTGACAACCTCATCGCCTCCGGCGAAGATCTCCATTAGGCTTGGCATCATGCCCTCGACTGTGTCGCTGGTATCCATGGACACGGCTTTGGATCGGCCGGCCGGGGCGGGCATATATTTCGACATGTCACCCTGATAATAATCGAGCGACGTCGCGCGCTCCTCGCTGAGCTTGCTGGCCGTGATCGCGGACATCGAGTCCCAGCGCTGCGCGGTGAGCAACGCGCGAAGCTCAAGTACGTCCATTTGTGGCATTGTCCGTATCGCCTCCCGCGGCGATTCACTCAGGTACAACCGTTGCTGTTAGCTAGCGCAGTAATGATAAACCGATCTCAGAGCGTCCCTAGATCAGGGTAGATGATCGCGCGGTTGAACGAGCTTCTCCGACCGGGTTCTTCGTATGCAAGGGCCATTAACCCGAACGCGTCAGCCGCGTGGCTAGACCAATCATGCTCTGGCCCAAGACCTACGTTACGGTTCTCGTCCTTGCGCTCGTGATAATAGCCGAGCGCGTCCCGGCCCGCTTCTGTGCTCGCCTCGTTAAACCAGCATTTGGGGAAGATACGCCGAACTGCTTCGATGCGCATTGCCGCGGCCCCCTTACCTTGGTTGGGCATAGGTTGAAGCACACCGGGGAACCAAGGATTATCTCTCCACGTGGTTCTAACCATCACAGCGTCCATCGGTCGCTTCGTTCGAAAAAAATCATCAATCGCGTCAGACTTCCAGCGCGGATTCCAGCTCGCCCAGATTTGGCTTCCTTCGGCCCTAATCGTAGGTCTTAGAAGTGATAGACTACGACTGCTCAACGTTTGAGCTTCTTCAACCCAAGCGATTTTAAACCCTTCAAGTGACTTAATCGATTCTGCAGTATGATCCTGCATTCCATGAAATATGATTAGACCCCCTCCCGGTGTTTCAATCTTATCGCTGTACACTTTGAAATACGACTGTAGCTCTAGGGAGACAATTGTCTTTTCGAGCAGTAGTTTACTTGAATGCGCTAACGTTTTCTGCACTTCACGAATACACACGGCAAGGGTTCCGAGTTCAGAGGCGCACCTCTCGATCAATAAATTTCCGAAGAAATGGCTTTTACCGGAACCTCGTCCGCCGTAGGCTCCTTTATACCTCGCCGGACACAGCAGGGGAGTGTACGCTCTCGGCTTGCCGACGCTCAATGTCAACGAGCCGGTCTCGTTCTCCCTCAGGGAGCTTAGGGTCGATGATGACATGCTCGACTCGACCTATCAGTTTGAGTGGAACGTCATCTGCGCGCGCGGCCGCCGAAGGGACTTTCCCGTCAATACGGTCTGCAATTCTTTCGAGAGCCTGCAGATCTCCGTTCTTTGCCGCCTCTATCCACGAGTCGACAATGGCATGGAGTTTATTTCTGTTCTCGCCGAGAAGCTTAAGACGCAATACGCTAGCTACTGGTTTATCCTTATTGTATGAACCTCGCGGTCGTCCCATGATCTCCTCCATTTGTGGATCGCGTTCGAAAGTACCTAACACGTTTTTAGTCTATTCCTAAACAGAGCGTTGGCACCTCCCCTCTTCAGACTCCATAACTATTTCGCAAGCACAGACTTATGTCGATCTGTATGAAATATCGGCTATGCTTAAGCCTTCAAATTCCCAGGTTGGAGGTCTTATTTCGCGACAGCACGGAATAGCACCGAAGCAGAATATTGCGTGACCCGAAAGAGTGCAGCGCGCCTGATGCGAGGCTAGTCAGCGGCGCCTTTGAATTGGTATACGAACCGCGTCCTTGCCAAGGATGCATTCTGGCGACCCGCTCGACACATTTTTGGAGGATACCCGTTTATACACGAGTCGTGTTTCAATGTCAATAGCTAACATTTACGCGACCGGACAATACTTGCAGCGCGCCTGATGCGAGGCTAGTCAGCGGCGCCTTTGAATTGATATACGAACCGCGTCCTTGCCAAGGATGCATTCTGGCGACCCGCTCGACACATTTTTGGAGGATACCCGTTTATACACGAGTCGAGTTTCAATGTCGACAGATAAAAACGGGTAAAAACAAAGGCCGGTACAACTTTTGCGAAGTACACTGACATTTGCGATACTAGGCAGGCTTCTCATGCTCGCTACCCTAGCGTACAATTCCGTGCCGTGCCCCAGTCAGTATTGCTCTGCTTCCTCACTGCTTTCGCGGCAGTCTGGCCTATGTTAATCTGGGCACAGCCGATCAATCGCGCAGAGATTCGCGTGATTGATGGTGATACCATCCGAGTTCTCCGCAAAACACCGAACGTGCGGCTTGTCGGTTTCAATGCGCCAGAAACTCGACGTGCCAAATGCGAAACTGAGCGCAAGCTAGGCGCTAAAGCTACTCGCCGCCTCCGGGATCTTGTTCGAGATAGCAACTTGGATTTCGAGTACGTTGCCTGCTCGTGTCCGCCGGGGCAGCAAGGAAAGTCATTCTGCAACCACGGAAGGGATTGCGGAACATTGAGAGCGAACGGTGATGACGTCGGCGAGATCCTGATCAATGAAGGGCTTGCTGTGCCATTCGCATGCGGCCCAAGGCGATGCCCCCCGACGCCGAAACCGTGGTGCAATTACTGACGTGAAGTCACCAGATTAGCCGCCACTTGGCTCCGAATGCTCCTTCATTCCAGCAGTGTCGATTTCGCTGCGGCTTCTACCCCGGCTATCGCATCGAGTAAGCCCTGTGCATCGCGCCTGAGCCGACCCAGGGCTTGCTCAAGCCTGTCCTCCGCTCCATCCACACCAGAGTAATAGAGAAGATGTGCCTGACCAATAATGGCTGGGCAGCACTGGTCGGCTGAAACCAGCAGCGAAAGCATAGCCCCATCAAGAAGCTGGCGGTTGGGATCAGCCATCATGGCTACTCCTATCATGGTCCACGAAGCACCCCGCCGACGCGCTAGGCCCGCTATCGTCATCACAAAGTCCGCGGCCTGGGGCGGATCGGCGGAGTGAAGCACGGGTTCGGAGGCGCCATCGGACGCAATGAATCGTGCATAGCGCTCCTCCCAGCCTGCGATTTGTCGATCCAAAAACATTTGCCGCGGGCGCGTGCCGGGGAGCAACGCAAGATAAGCATCAACTCGCCGAAGGAAGCGCGCCGTTCGGTCCTCCAGGCGCTTTCCCGCTCTCTCACGGCGTTCTTCGCTAGGCCGCATGCGCATCCCAGCGCTCCCACAACGAGCTAATTGCTACAATATGTGTTCGCTACAATATGTGTTCATAATGGATAGCTGCGTCAAGTACGCGCGGCGGCTCACGGCGGCAATATTGTTTCCACCTTGGCTGCCCACCTCAAGGCTACGTCAAGTAAAGTGAGGCCCCGCTGCGGGATAAGATGGTATCGATTCTCGACCCCGCCGGGCCGTATTTGGCGAAGCAAGATGAGTCCATCCTCAAGCGCGACTACGCATAGACGTCCGAAGAGATCGGACGTCGCAGGCTCTCGTCGGTCATTGAAGAATACCCGCCATCGATTGAACAACGGTCCCAGATCGTCGTCTCGAATCTCGAGCGCTACTGTTTTTTCGCCGAACAACTTTGGCTGCTCTATCTCGTCAAGGTGGTCCTGGGAGACAGCATAATAGTGAGCTTGCGCGCCGGCGCCGACATACCCCACGACCGGGATAGTTGCCTTCCGGGACGCCTCGAACTCCTCAGGCGCAAATGAGAGTGCGGACTCCCTGCCAAGCCCCATCAGCAGCCATTCCGTAGTAACTCCGAAGCGTTGCGCATACCGCGTAGCCTCCTCGGGGCCGTAATCCCGCCCCCCTACTTGTTCGGCCCGCTCATGCGCCCCGTAGGTCGAAGTCGGAATCCCCATGGATAGGGCCGCGCCCCGCGCGGAGCGGAAGCGACGCCTGCGGGCCGAGCGTAGTCGCTCTCCACGGGTGCTGGCCATTTCTTTGCTACACCTTCCTGGGGGATTGATCACATGCGTGTTGACACATAATACTACACATAGATACAAAATGTAGCAATAGAAAAATACGGCTAAGGACCCGATGTCAGAATTCGTGAGGAACTGGCTCCGCTCATCTGCAGGACGACTTCGACGTCCCAGGGACCATTGGAGCGACGCGCGACTGAACCACCTCCGGCGGCGATGGCAGGAGGGGGCGACGGCCAGAAGGATCGCAGTGGAGTTGGGTGGGGTCACGCGGCACGCCATCCTGGGAAAAGTGCGCCGACTCGGGCTCACCCGGTTAAGCGACAATCCCAGTCGGAGCGCTTTAGCGCGACGCGCTGGGCGTGCACGCTCAACTTCGAGCCGCGGTGTCACCCATGAACGGAGGCCTGTGAAATCCGGTCACAACATCCGGAGTGCCGTCACATCCGTTCCGCGGTCGCCTCGTCCAGATCAGCTCCTCCTATTTGCATGGCCCGCGCGAGCGATCCCTGTTTGGGTGCGCGACGCCAAGCCTTACGTCGAGGAAGTGAACGCCGGAGCGCACGTGCCCGTGGCGCAGCGGCGTTCTCTTATGAATCTTGATGCCGCGGCGTGCCGTTGGCCCTTCGGCGATCCTGCAAGCTCCGGGTTTTTCTTCTGCGGAGCTCCCGCTGTCACGGACAAGCCCTACTGCGCCGAGCACTGGCTCCAGGCGTACCCGATCACGACGCCCCTCAGTAAAGCAGGAGAACCGAGATGACCCACACCAAGCCGCGCCACAAAATCCTGCTTTCCCCGCGTCGCGGCCCCGCGCACGTGCCGCTTGAACAACGCGCGCGCCCCACCGCGGAACGCATGCGCCGGGCCGGCGGGCATTTCGAGCGCGGGGATAGCGGCCAGGTCACCATGCGCGACAGCCCTATCGAGCGGGCGCTCGCGAGCAGGGTTATCACCCCGGAGCAATACGCCGCCGCCCAGAAATATCGCCACCATTGGTACTATGGCGGACTGCACGATCACCTGGGCTCCTTGGATCTCGCCCGCATCTTCTCCTCCGATCACAGCAGCACATTCGGGATCCCTCGTAGCGAAAACGAGGCGTTCCACCGTCAGCGCTTCCGCGACGCGGTCCAGGCTGTAGGCAAGATCGGCTCTCATGTGCTAGACAGCGCGGTCTGCCGCGAGCTGCCGCTCGAGCAGGCTGGCTACGCGCTCGGCTGGGGCAACCGCATGTACGCCACCGGCGCCGCCGCCGAGCGTCTGAAGATCGCCCTCGACGTCCTGTGCCAGCTCTGGGGCATCGGCTCATCATCCTAGCGCTGCGCTTCAACTCCGCTGGAGACCTTTGGGGGGAACAGGTCGCCAGGACAGCGACGCCGACCGTCCAGCCTCCTTTACACGAGAACCAGAGAAAAGAATCACACTCCCGCCGAGAGGCGCTCGTTTGCCGGGCTTGAACCCATGCCGAGTTTAGCCCGTCATGCCGCCCCCGGACTTAATACCCATGCGCGGGCCAGTCCCCGGATCAGCTCCGGGGACGCGCATGTTGCCGCTCGCGCGGGTGCCCTACTGTGCTTGGGCGTGCACCGTAACCGTCGTCGGCTCGGCACTCGCCGAGTTTGGATTCTGCTCCTGGAAAATCGAAACAACGGTGATTACGCCGGCCAGAGCAATCGCCTGAAATAGAGCGTAGGCGATGATCCACCGCCGGTATATGTTCTTTTCCCTCGCATCTACCCGATGCTCCTCGTTAGTCCCGACTTCCGTCATCGCTTTCCCCTCCCGGTTAAGACGAGCTCCAACGCTCGGCGCAAATGCGGCCGGCCCGCGGCCCGGCCGACAATCCCTGCAGACTCCGATTCAGATATGGTCTTTCGATCGCTTCAGCCGGCTTCGTCATGTCGGGCTGAAGCATGATCTCGGCGAGATGCCCGGTCCGCCCGGAACGTCGCCCGCGGTCTTTCCTGTAGCCGGTTTCGAGCCGATCCCGACCGCAACGGAAAGCCCGGCAGCAAGGCCGGCAACGGCACGCGCCGCTTCAAGTATGCTGATCGCCCCCCGATTGTCCCCAACTCATGTAAACCATGAGCCCCGCGCGCGTGCTAAGCGCCAATGATGGTGAAAATTAGCCGAGCGCAATTCCAGATAGAGGCGTCTGACCAAGGCCGCACGACGGGGATGCCGGGCGCCTCGGCGGCGATGCGCCCTCGCGAGGCCCCCTACCCGCTCGTCTCGCGCCGGCACGCACGCGCCCGCACAGTTCAACCTATGGTCATGCAAGGGCGCGTTTCAAACCCGCCCCCGCATGGGGCCTCCGCCGCAGGCAGGATGCAAAAGACGTTTTATTCCGCAGCGGCGGCGCGGTGCCCGAGCGGGAGCGCAAGCCGCTCCCATACCTCGAGCAGGGCCTCGCAGAGCGCATAGATCATCGCATCGTCGTGATAGGGCGACGGCGTGATGCGCAGCCGCTCGCTTCCCTTCGGCACGGTCGGGTAGTTGATCGGCTGGATATAGATGCCGTGCTCGGACAGCAGGAGATCGGTCGCCTGCTTGCACTTCTCCGGCT